ATCGCGCGTTCATCGAAAGCATGAACCAGACCCAGGCGACCACGATGTTCTATGGGAACGTCGCCACCGACAACAAGAGCTACACGGGCCTCGCGACCCGCTATAGCTCCCTGTCGGCCGGCAACGGCGGGAACATCATCGACGCCGGCGGCACCGGATCGGACAACACGTCGATCTGGCTCGTCGTCTGGAGCGACAGCACCGTCTTCTGCCCCTTCCCGAAGGGCTCGCAAGCCGGTCTCCACGACAAGGGCCAGGTCACCATCGAGAACGTCGACGGCAACGGCGGCCGGATGGAAGGCTACCGCACCCACTTCCGCCAGGATGCCGGCCTTGTGCTGCGCGACTGGCGCGGTGTGGGCCGCATCGCCAACATCGACGTGTCGGCCCTGCTGACCGATGGCACGCTGCAGAACCGGATCGACGCCCAGAAGCTGCTGATCCGCTTCATGATCATGCTGTCCGAGCGGGTCCACACCAACAAGGGCCGTGCCTGCTGGTACGTCAACCGCACCATCCGCGAATCCCTGCGCCTGGGCATCGTGGAAAAGGTCTCCAGCAACCTGACCTGGGAGAGCGTGGAAGGTAAGCGCGTGATGACCTTCGACGACATCCCGGTCAAGCGCCTGGACTCCCTCCTGAACACGGAGGGCCGAGTCATCGCCTGATGACGATGGGGTGACCTTCGGGTCACTCCAGCCGCTCAACACCAACCTGGAGATCAACATGATCAGCGACAAGTACAACCAGTTCTGCGACAACGTCGCGCTGAACACCGGCGCCGCCGGCTCCTACCTCATCGGCGACCAGATCGACCTCAAGTCCGGCGTCGACCTGGGCCACGTCGAAGAGGCCTACCTGGTGATCAAGGCCAAGACCACGATCACCGCCGGTGCCAGCGGCACCCTGGGCTTCGCACTGGCCAGCGACGATTCCGCAGCCATCAACGCCTCCACCGGCAGCCGGCACCTGCTGACCCCGGTGAAGGCCGTGGGCGCAGGCATCCCGGCCGGCACGATCCTGTTCGCAGGCAAGCTGCCCTTCGGTGGCGATGTGCCCTACGAGCGCTTCCTGGGCATCCTCCAGATCACCGGCGTGGCGGCCATCACCGCGGGCTCGGTGGACGCCTTCCTGGTGAAGGATCTGGCCGCCTGGCGCGCTTACGAAGCGGTGGTGTAAGCCATGGCACGGCTGGTCGTATCCGACAAGCCGTCCTTTGTGGGCGGCTCCGTGGTCCCCGCTGGCACCCCTTTCGAGGTGCCCGAGGACGCCAAGCTGGAAGCTGGCACCGTCGAGTGGAGGAGCAAGGCCGCCGCCGAGCAGAAGGCGCCACAAGCGCCGCAGGTGCCGACGCCAACCAGCATGTCCGGCATCAACGCCCAGGGCGGCGTGCTCGGCGACCTGGCGCCAGCCGGCAAGCCTGCTGCCACCAAGGCCCCTGCCAGAGGCAAGGCCAAGGCCTGACCCAAGCCCTCGCGGCTGACAAGGGGCTGCATCCACGGGTGCGGCCCCTTTTTTCATAGAGGACACCATGGCATCAGAAGTCGAAATCGCCAACCTCGCATTGTCCGCCCTGGGCGACAGCGCCACGGTGGCAAGCCTGAACCCGCCCGAGGGAAGCCCGCAGGCCGAGCGCTGCGCCAAGTTCTACCTGCTGGCCAGGGACAGCCTGCAGGAGGACTTCGTCTGGTCCTTCTGCGTCCGGCGCAAGCAGCTGGCGCTGATCTCCGCATGGGAGGGCTCGCAGTGGGCCTACGCCTACGCCGTGCCATCAGAGATGCTGCGGCCGCTGTCTGTTGTCACCGTCGGGTCAAGCAGCGACCAGGTGTCCGATGGAGGGTTCCAGGACGGCATGCCGTTCGCCCTGGAGGCCAGGAACACAGGCCAGGTCGAGGGCAGGCAGACCGCGCAGATGATGCTGCTGACGAACTGCCCGGACGCCGAGCTTCGATACACCGTAAAGGTTTCCGATACAACCAAGTTCACCGCCAAGTTCGTCGAAGCCCTCTACTGGAAGCTGGCATCCATGATTGCTGGCCCGGTGCTCAAGGGCGATGCCGGCGTGAAGATGACCCAGTCGTGCCTCCAGGTGGCCATGGCCATTGCAGGTGAGGCTGCCGTCAAGGATGCAAACCGCTCGCAGGAGCAGCGCATGGGCTACGGTGGCACTGGTCACGTCCCTGCCCACATTCGGAGCCGCTGATGGCCAATGTACGCACGTTTTCCAGGTCGTTCGCTGGCGGCGAGGTTACGCCCGAGTTCTGGGGCAGGATCGACGACGTCAAGTACCAGACCGGCCTGGCTACCTGCCGAAACATGCTGGTTCTGCCACACGGGCCCGTGGCCAACAGACCTGGCTTCGAGTTCGTGCGCCAGTGTGGTGTTCCTGATAACCCTGTTCGCGTCATCCCGTTCTCGTTCTCGACCACGCAGACGATGGTGATCGAACTGGGCGAAAACTACGCCAGGTTTCACACCAACGGCGCCACCCTGCTGTCAGGCGATCCAGATCCTTACGAGCCCATGCAGACCATCACAGGCGTGGATGCCCCGACGGACACCTTGACCATCAACGCGCACGGTTTTGCTGATGGCAAGGAAATCCAGTTTGACACCAGCAACACGCTGCCAGCTGGACTTGTGGCTGGCGCCGCTTACTACGTGATTGACGCTACCGCCAACACATTCAAGGTTGCCAGGTCGGTAGGCGGCTCCGCAGTCAACATCACCAGTGCTGGATCTGGAACGCACCGCGCCGGCCGCAGGTACACCAAGGGCGACCTTGTGGAAGATGGTGGTGGGATCTACTACTCCATCGCTGACAACCCGGGCGAGGCGCCGCCCGACATCGACCTGTGGTACGAGATGCCTGGCGAGATCTACCAGATTCCGATGCCATACGAGTCGGCCGACCTGTTCGACATCCACTACGTCCAGTCGTCTGACGTGCTTACCCTGGTCCACCCGTCGCACCCTGTGCGAGAGCTTCGCCGCCTGGGCGCGACAAAGTGGGTGCTGGAGGAGGTGGTGTTCCAGCCACAGATCGAGGCGCCTGGCGTGCCGACGGTCACCGCCACCAGGGCCAGCAGCCCGACGCAGCTGCGCGACTACCGCTACCGCATCACCGCCATGGGGCCGGACAACATTGAGGAGTCGCTTGGTGGCGGCATCGGCACCACCAACCAGACAAACAACCTCCTGCAGACCGACGCCTTCAACACCATCACTTGGGACAATGTCGAGGGCGCTGGCCGCTACCGCATCTACCGGGAGGATAACGGCCTGTTCGGTTACGTGGGCGAAACAGAAGACCTGACCTTCAAGGATGAGGGCGTCACGCCTGACCTGTCGATCACGCCGCCGAACATCAAGCCCACGTTCGATGCTGCCGGAAAGTACCCGGCAGCGGTCTCGTACTACCAGCAGCGCCGCGTTTTTGCTGGGACCAACGAGCAGCCACAGAGCGTCTGGATGACCAGGTCAGGAACCGAGAGCAATCTGACCTACAGCCTGCCATCCAGGGATGACGACAGCATCGGGTTCCGCGTGGCAGCGCGCGAGGCCAACACCATCAGGCACATCGTGCCGCTGCAGGATCTGGTGCTGCTGACCTCGTCCGGCGAATGGAGGCTTCAGGGCTCCGAGGGCCCGGTGGCGCCATCCAACATCAAGGTCGGGCCCCAGTCCTACGTGGGCGCAAACAACGTCCAGCCGGTCATCGTCAACAACTCCCTTCTGTACGCAGCTGCGCGAGGTGGCCACGTCCGGGAGATGGGCTTCAGCAACGACTCTGGTGGCTACATCACGGGCGACCTGAGCCTGCGGGCTCCGCACCTGTTCGACACGTTCAGGATCGAGGACATGGCCTACAGCAAGGCGCCGGTCCCGTTCTGCTGGTTTGTATCGAGCACCGGCAAGCTGCTGGGCTTCACCTACATCCCGGAGCAGCAGATCGGCGCATGGCACCAGCACGACACTGTCGATGGCGAGTTCGAAAGCATCGCGGTCGTGGCCGAGGGCGAGGAGGACGTGCTCTATGCGGTCATCCGAAGGGTGATCAATGGCAATCCGACCAGGTACATCGAGCGCCTGCGCAGCCGGCAGTTTGTCGCCCAGGCTGATGCATTCTTCGTCGACAGCGGCCTGACCTACGACGGCGCACCGGTGTCCACCCTGGCGGGCCTTGATCACCTGGAGGGCGAGGAGGTTTCCATCCTGATCGACGGCGCCGTTCACCCTCGTCGAACTGTGGTCGGGGGTTCTATAAATCTGGACGTCCCCGGCAGCAAGATCCATGTCGGCCTTCCGATCACGGCAGACATGCAGACCCTGCCGCTGGCATTCGAGACCCAGGGTTTTGGCCAGGGCCGGGTGAAGAACGTCAACAAGGTCTGGCTGCGCGTGTATCGCTCATCCGGCATCTTTGCTGGGCCGAGCCCCGACAGGTTGACCGAGGCCAAGCAGCGCACGACCGAGAACTGGGGCCAGCCGCCCGCGCTGAAGACGGAGGAGATCGAGATCATGGTGGAGGCCGACTGGACCGACAACGGCTCCGTGTTCGTGCGACAGCAAGACCCGCTTCCACTGACAATCGTGTCCATGTCTCTTGAAGTCGCCATTGGAGGTTGACCATGCTCAGTTACAACGCCACCGCATCCAATATCGACAGCAGCTGGATCACCAGGGTGCCAGGTGCTGGCGCGTCCCCAGGGATCGGGGCCTATGCCGGCCTCATCGGCATGGGCTTCCAGGCCTTGAACGGCATCATCGCGGCGCGCGGCGCAGCCAAGCTGGGGAAGATGCAGTGGCAGCACAACATGGCCACGGCCAACTGGCAAAACCAGATGATCGGGCTGCAGCGCCAGGCCCTGGGGATCCAGGCCCAAGGCCAGCTGCTGCAGAGCAAGTCGGCCATGGTCCAGACGCAGCTGCAGGCAGCCCTGGCCAGGATCAACGCCAGGCTGGCCGAAAGCGCCGCACAAGGCGCGCTGTTCTCTGGCCAGCGCCAGGAGCAGGCCAAGCGCCTGGAGACCGCCGCCTTCAAGGGTCGGCAGCGCACCGGGTTCGCGGCCAGTGGCGTGGACATGCAAAGCGATTCCGTCGTGCGCGTGCTCACCAGCACCGACATCATCGGTGACATCGACGCGAACACCATCGCAGCCAACGCCGTCAGGACGGCATGGGGCTACCGCACCGAGGCAGCCAACCAGTCAGCGGCAGCCATGATGGGCGGCGCCAACGCGCAGATGATCGCGGCCAACGGCCAGGCCCAGGCCGCGGCAACGCTGGCAGGCATGCCGTCGTTCGTGACCCCGCCTGTGGCAGGCAAGCCGGCCAGCAGCGGACAGGCCGTGTTCACCTCCTTGCTGGGCAGCGCCACGCAGATGGCCAGCACCTACTACTCTCTGGCCCAGAAGGGCTACCTGAACTGAGGACGACATGCCACGCATCCCAACGCTCGACGCCCCCAGCGTAGTCAACAACACCACCGCAGGACAGCGCTTTGCTGCGCCCGATGTGGTGCAGCCTGTGGCGCCCAATGGGGCCAGGTTCAACACCCAGGCCCAGAACATCCAGGTCGACACCTCCAGGGTGCAGCTGGCCAACCAGGCGAGCGAGGCCATTGGTCGCGGCATGGACCAGTTTGCCAAGATACAGCTGGAGGCTCAGGAGCGCGCTGACC